TTACTTATAGTTGTCGCTCTCGATTTCGAATTCCATCGAGTTGGAGAGCATGTGGTGCGCAATTTCTACGGAGCCAGCGTCCGGTCCCAGATTCTCGGCTGGGAGATCCAGCCAGTGTTTCGGAAACCTTTGGGGACAGAACTCGTACAGCAGGTCGGTCGTGAGGTTTGGGAAGCGGCCGAAAACCATCACGCCGTCGTCGGCATAGACCACTTCGTTGCCGTTCTCATCGCGTTCGATGACAACGCAGAGGTGACCCCGCGATTGAGCAGCGGTGAACAGAGGTTTGTAGCTCATAGGATGCTCCTTTCGTGACGTAGTAGCGGTAGAGCCTACCGCCCTTGCGGGTGTGCGTGGGCGAGAAGGCGGCGCCGTCGGGGCCGTACAGCAGCCCCTTGAGCAGTGCCGGCGTCTCGGCGCGGGTACGGGCGGCGCGCTTTCTGGGGCTCTCCTTGAGGATGGCGTGTACGCGGTCCCAGGTTTCGCGGTCGACAATGGCGTCGTGCTGGCCGGGGTAGCTGTTGCCCTTGTGGCTGATCTCGCCGATGTAGATCCGGTTGTTGAGCAGCCGGTACAGATACTTCTTGTCGATCGGCTTGCCCTTTTTCGTGCTGAACCCGTCCGCATTCAGCTCCCGTGCCAACAGGGTTGCGGATCCGATCTCGATGAAGCGCTGGAAGATATGGCGGACACGAGTGGCCTCGGCATCGACAACGACCAGCTTGCGGTCGCGCGGCTGGTAGCCGAGCGGTGCCACGCCTCCCATCCACATGCCTTTGGCCTTCGAGGCGGCGAATATGTCCCGGATGCGCTCGCCCGTGACCTCGCGCTCGAACTGAGCGAAGCTGAGCAGGATGTTCAGTGCCAGTCGCCCCATGGACGTGGTGGTGTCGAACGACTGGGTGACCGATACGAATGTCACACCATGCCGATCGAAGATCTCCACGAGCTTGGCGAAATCTATGATTGAACCGCGCCGGGTTTGCCGGAGGCTCCAACTCGTGAGCAGGATGGAGCATCATGAGCAAGACGACGTCTACTTCGGGCGTGGCCAAGCCATTCTGAAACAAAGAGAAAGGATCAAACCAAAGACCATCGAAACCCGGCGCTTGCTTCACGCAAATCCGCCGCATAATCAAACCAACAGGATGAGCCAGATCCTCTTTTGGATCAGGCCGCCCTCAGGCCCAAAATCCCTGACGACGGACAGTAGGTGCGGTTCTCGGGCACGTTTTGGCCGGCCTTCGCCTCCTCGTTTGATTGGTTTGGCGCAATCATGAAACCGCCCGCGTTCATCGCGGTCTTCACCGCGCCCTGCGCGTCGTCTTCTATGATGCAGCCGTGGTGAGGGCAGAGCAGGTAAGCGGTCTTCGCCGCCTGCACCGGCGTCGATCCGGGTGCCCAGTGAAGGTGTTTCCGCATCGGGATGAACGGCACCCCGCAATGCGGGCAGTGCCACGCCCAATGGTGCCGCGTGCCTTCCTGAAACAGCCGCCAGATCGGGCTTTCGATCTCTACCGGATCGCCGATGGCGAAGAACTCCGGTATGATCGGGTTGCCGTCCTCGTCGGCCCCGGCCTCGATCTCCTCGGTCTCGACAACGCCCTGACCGGGCGTGCTGGTGATGATGGTGCAGAAGTCGGCATAGGTGTCGCCGCGAGCTTCCACAAGGCCGAGGGGATCGCCCTGGCTCCTGATGTTTTTCAGCATTTCGTCATACTCGTCCACGATGGCGAACCCCGCAGGATCTGATTTCAGGGAAGTGGAAGACACCGCGGAGGCGAGGCGCATGCGCACGCCGGCGACTTTCTTCAGGGTCTTCTTCTCGCGTCGGCCGCGCACGAGCTTTCCGCTGAGGCCCTCGCACTCAATGATCATGCGCCGCAGCCGCGGTTCGAACTGGTCGCGATTGAATTCGGCGCTAGGGCCGACATAGAGGATCGGCGTTGGCCGCTGATCGAGGCGTTGGCCGATGACATCGAGTACCGTGTCGGTCTTGCCAGTTTGCGCTCCGGTGACACCGACAACGCGGCGGTAGAGGCCCGACACAGCCGCCCGGCCGAGCTGCACCATCGAGGGAGACAGGTACGGGTTGCGCGGACCCGGTAGGCCGGCCTCGGGCCCGTAGACCCGGTTGGCCCGGGCCCAGGCATCCGGCGTGGTGAGGGCAGGGGGCCGGATCAAGGCCCCGAACCGCCGCATCAGGTGTGGGCCAGGATCCATCCTCGTATCGAACATCGGTCTTTCCCGCGTGTCATGCCGCATCCACGTTGCCCGCCTCCAACGCCGCTGCCTTCTGGTCCATTGCATCGGCGATCTCATTCAGCGCGTCGACCACCACTGCTTCGAGCTTTCGGCGCTCATCCACCTCTCGGGTGAAGGCCGGCGGGATCGCCATCAGCTTTGCCCGCATCTCGGCGGCGGCCGTATCCAGAACCAGGCGAGCGTCATCCATCGGGACGAGTTCCCGGCGCTCTGCCCGCAGCTGCAGATCAAGGCGTTCAGCACGGATGACCTGAATACGCGTGTGGGCGGCGCTCTTGCTGCGCCGGCGTTCCTCGTCTTTGAGGAAGCGGATATGGCCCTGAACGACCGAGATCAGGTTCCAGCGCCCGCGGTCGAGCTTCTGGATGTAGCCTTCCTTGGCGAGGCGCCCGAACCAGGCCTCGGAGACCATCAGGAGCTTTGCCGCCTGCGCCGTCGTGATGACGCCCGCCGGCAGGTCGTCGTCCGGCTCAGCCATTGCTCCGCGCCCCCCGCACCTCGGCGAAGGTTTGGCCATCGTCGAGTAGCACTGCGGTCTTCCCGGTGAAATCCTGCCACCGCATGACCGCGACATCGACATAGGCCGGCGACAGCTCCATCGCGTAGACCCACCGCGCCTCGATCTCGCCTGCAATGATCGTGGTGCCGGAGCCCGAGAAAGGCTCGTAGACCGCGTCACCCTCGACCGAGTTGTTCGCGAGCGGCCGGCGCATGCAGTCGACCGGTTTCTGCGTTCCGTGCACCGTGTCACTGTCCTGGTCACGGCTCGGGATGTGCCACAGGGTCGTCTAGGTCCGATCGCCGGCCCAGTCACCGGTGCCGCGGACCGCGTACCAGCAAGGCTCGTGCTGCCAGTGATAGTCGCCGCGGGAGAGCACCAAGCGCTCTTTCGCCCTGATGATTAGACTGCGGATATCGAACCCGCTGACCATGAGGCTCTCGGCCACGTTGGTCGCGTGCAGGGCGCCATGCCAGACGTAGGCGACGTCGCCCGGGAACAAGGCCCACGCCTCGCGCCAGTCGGCCCGGTCGTCGTTCAGGACCTTGCCCGTGCGCTTGGTCTGCGAGGTGCCTGCATCGTTCCGCCAAGCCGGGTCGTAGTCCACGCCGTAGGGTGGATCCGTGACCATCAGGTGGGGCAGGGCACCGTCAAGCAGCCTCTTGACGTCGTCGCTACGCGTGCTGTCGCCGCACATGAGCCGGTGGTCGCCGAGGGCCCAGAGATCACCCGGACGAGAGACGGGGACCACAGGCGGCTCTGGCGGGCGCTCTTCGGCGCCCTCGATGCCTTCCAGGGCGCGCGCGAAGGCCCGGAGCACTTTGTCGCTGAACCCCAAGACCGGTGCCGTCTCGTCGGCGAGGTCGAGCAGGTCGCTGCGCAT